CTATCCCGCACCTTTTTGAAGTTTTTTAATTGCTTCTATGGCGAGTCGTTTTCTATCAGCAGTCTTTGTATAGAGTGATGCCATATCATCTTCAGTCCACCCAAAAATTGCTTTAAGTTGTGCAACGGTAGCGCCTGCATTGGCAGCTCTTGTAGCAGCTAATTTTCTTAAACCATGTGCTGATTTTTTTACACCAGCTTCATTACAAGCATTTTTAAATAAGTTCCCAAAGGTTTCTTTGGTTAGTTTCTTGCCCCCTTTTCCACAAATAAATGTTTCATTTCCGACGGGACCCGTTTCAAGAGTTTTTGCTAATTCGGGTAAAATGGGAAGAAACACATCTGTTTGAAATTTGCTCTTTTCTGTCTTTAAATGAATGACATTATCCGTTACATCTTTCCAACCAATGCGTACAACATCCCCCTTCGTAAGCCTGTGTAGAGAAGAACATCAACCCATACCCGTTCATGTGTTCCAAGAGGCCATTGTTGATAATATTTATTGATATCTTCTTCTATCCAAGCAGGGAAACCATCCTTGTTTTTAAGAGACGGTCTTTTAACCCCTGCAGCAGGATTATCTTCCAAAAGCCCTTGTTCAATTGCCCATTTAAAAAGGCTATTAACTGCTTTGAGAAAATTCCGAGCATTTGCGGGTGTTTCCTTGCGTCTTTCAACACCAGCTATAATATGCGACTTTTTAATTGCTTTGTACGGAATATCTCCTATGGCATCTGATACTTTCATTAAAATGAGTTCTTTTTGTCTTTTCGTAGCATGAGCTAGGTTATGCCAGGTGAGGCTATTAAAATATTGTTTTAGAAGCCATATGAAACTACCTTCAACCAGTTTACCAGGTTTAGATTTAGGGAGCTTGTATCCTTGTAACTCAGAAAGTGCTTTTTTATAATCGTCGACAAATTCTTGTGTACCATAGACTCCATGCACTCTACGCCTTTGACCATGGCCAATACGCACATACCATATAGTTTTACCATGGCGCGTGATTTCTTTGACAAGGTGAGGAGGCCGCGGTTTAGGCATGACAGGACCTTACATACCAATGTCATAATCAAAATCATCCTTTGAGAGATCTAGTAATCTGTCTGGATGGGTAGCTGTATTTGGTACGGTGATGTCAGGTTTAAGATAAATTAAGAGCTCACCAGTTGGTTTGATTTCAATTAACTCACAACCTTGCTTTTTAGCCTCTCGTAAAGCCCGAGCAATGGCTGGCTGTGTTATAGTAGGGTGGCGATGAGCCATGTTGAATTTCCTTAATTTTGAGTGCACTTCATCTGTGGTGAAAAGTGCGCATGTGTGAGAGAGTGATTGAAAATGGGTGGGGACGCTTTTGGAGGGAGATGAGAATACAAGAGCGCCCCCGATGGGGTTTAAGCAGCTTTTGTCAAGATTTGCATTTCTTGTTCTATTTCTGCTAAAAATGCTTCAACAGCTTTATTAATGTGCTCAATCTGTTCATCATCGCGTGGGATGCGTATAACCTTGATACACAAATGAGGTGATTCATCTATAAACCAAGGATGATAGCTAACAAAATCACACCATTTTCGCCCTGTGCAAGCCATTTGGAATTGCATTTGTAAGATATATTCCGGTTTGATTTCACCACTTAACAAAAAACGTGTATGTGTTATTGGTTGAGGGCATTTGACTTCTATGAGACCCTCATCTCCAATGAGACCATCAGGACTAGCGCCTGCCATTTCAATTGTTGGGTGAGGAATAAAACCACATCGTGTGACAGGAGTATCGTAAAGAAAGCTATATTCTTCAATTGCACTGTCTTCATGTTCATTTCCCCATCGCATGGCAGGCGTTTCATAAGATGATACTGTTTTGCCCATTAAGCGTTCTGTGATGAGTTGGAATTTGTACTCTTCATATTTACTTGTAGGTAAGCCCTTAGCTGTTTTATTGATAATGCTGCTAATATTTGAAGCTGTGACTTTACCTAAACGAGCTTGAAACCATTCTGCTGTTCTTTGTTGCATATCACACCCCCATTGAAGCTTGTTGAATTGGTGTGTTTGGTTGTTTTGGTAAAGGTAAAGCTTGTTGTGCTTCATTCATTTGTAAGTGTTGTTTTGCTTCCAAACGCCTTAAAACAATTTGCCCTGTCTCATGAGACATTTCTGCAAAGTTTGTGATCTTTGCATAAGAGAGTACTTTTTCCTCTTCTGTTTTTGTTTGTTCCATTAATTTTTTGATTTGCGCAAGTAAATCATCAGAAACCCTATCGTTTTGGGGGGTGTAGTTAATTTCACTGAGGTAAATAGCCTCATTAATACGTTCAGCTTCGTCTTTATCGTAAATACCAGAAAAACCGAATGCATAGCATGCGCATTGTATAAGTGCCTTATGACGCAACATGCGGACAGGCCATTGATTCCAAGGTTCTGTATTTCGCTTACATTCTTTGAAATATTCTGTGAGTTCAAATGGCTCTGGATCGTTCTTAAAATACATAGCGCATGTAACAGAAAACAAATTGCCTTCTTTATCGAAGTTTTCTTTAATTTTCATTTTTCTGTAGTTAGGATGTGAATGTATAATTTTGAGCCATCCCCTATAACCGACAACCGGTATAATACCGCCCCCTCTTTTAGGGATGGCATATATTTCTTTTCTCAGGGGATTTAATCCATAATCATTGGCAAGATAAATAAAGACTAAAAACTCAGCATTAGAGATATCACAGCTGATACAAGTTTTGAAAATTGCTTCACGAAACTCTTGTTCTGATAACTGATATTTTTGTGCCACTGTTGCTACGAGAGAAGATGTCATTGTTATTTTCCTTAACTTTGGGTACACCCCACCTGTGGCGTGAAGCACGCGTGTGTTGAAGAGGGTGTGTTTTGGGTGGTGTTTAGATGTATTGAGAAGAAAAGGTTGTTGCTGTTCTTTTAAAGTCAGCAACTTTGGCATTAGCAAAGCCGTGAATCTCTTCTTGAGTGCGGATCTGTTTTTGGAGCATCATACTCAGACGTTTTAATCCTTTGGATGTGATCTTTGCACTAGGAACGCTCTTTTTTCTTCCACTAATGGTTTGAATGGTTTTTGGTATATACCCCATTAGTCCTTCATTGATTTTACTATAATAAGGCACCAAACTTTTATCAGTACGGCAATAAATCCAACGATGATTGATCAAATAATTCGCTAAATCTTCAAGGCGCATGCCTAACTTTTCTGCTGCATCATTTATATCAAACAAATCATCACAGCGTTCTAAACGTTCAAGTGCTTCTGTCTTTGGGGTTAACTCAGCAATGATATGATCTTTGCGTTCACTTTCATTTTTTAAGTGCGTAAAAACACCTAATATGACTTGAGGATCAGAATAGTCAATTTGAGGAGGTGTCATTTGTTTTGTTTTTCGTTCGCACTCAATAAAGTATTGACGAGCTTGTTTCCCCTTTTCATTACGTTCAATCATAGCAAGTTCTTTTGCCATTTCTAAAGTAAGGTAATATTCCATGCTTGGACGAGTGTTTTGTTTTGATTTTACTAAAATTTGAATAAAACTCACAAAGTCTTTGTTTTCTAAAAAACCATACTCTTTAATACGGTAAGCTATCCAATCATTAAAAGGAGAAATTATTTTTAAAAAAGCATGTAATTCACGTGCATTGACTGTCTGAACAGGTTCTTGATTAATTGTGTGTTCCCAAATGGTGATAGGAGCTTTCATTACAGACCTCATAGTGTTTTGATTAATTTTCAAATGTGTTGAGAAAAAAGAGTTATTGCCGATAAGTACTGTAGAATGGATTTGTACTTTCCCGTTCTTCTATCTTGTCTAAGACATCACTGTATGCCCAGCTGTGAGCTATAAAAGGATATGGGGCATCCTCTAAAAAATAATAATGGCTATAATCATCTAAGTACTTTTGAACATAAAGTTCAGCAACGTCTTCTGAAATATCATCATAGCGATTTGACGTAAGATCAATACGAAGAATGCTTACAACGCTTTCTATCTGGTTGACCATGTTCATGATTTCAGTTCCACCCAGTGGTCCAGGTCTAGCGTCGTACTCATCATAAGTAGACACAATCAGCAAGATCTGATCAGCACCAATCAAAACTTGTTCATTCATTTTCATCCCCTCCAATCCGCGTTGGCAAATGGTTCTTTTACTTTATGGGGATATGTATACCGTAATGGTAATATTTAGTCAATACCAAAATGGTTATTTTTGTATTTTATATTTTTGGAGTAAGGTGAAATAATGGATAAAAATCCATCAATTAATGCGCAAATATTAGCGCTTTGGGAAAAATTAACAGAAGACGAAAAAAAGCAATTTATTATTTTTTTTCTTGATAGAATGAAGAAAGAAGATCAAGAAGTTTAACTTTTTTATCATAGCTTAGATGTTCGAGCATATCTTGTATTTGTTCGTCTAAGCTATTTGTTTGTTGTTCTGAAAACATTAATTGCTTAGGAGTAGTGGCTAAGTGAGGTGCTAGACGTATAGCCCATTCTTTTGTTAGTTTTCGTTGTCCATTTTCTAAACGGAAAATCTGTGGCTGACTCGTTCCTACTAGTTCAGCTAATTTTTTAGAGCTTAAGCCCATTTTTTTTCTGAAGAATTTCAAATTATTCATGATTCTTATCCTATTAAAAAAAAATCATCTTTCAAATACCAATATGGTAAAATTTTCTTGCATTAAAATTTCCAATATGGTATAAATACAAAAATGTTTAAGCTAAAATCATATTTATCAGAAAATAATATTACTTATGCTGCATTTGCAGTTTCTGTGGGTGTCACGCAAGCATCAATAGCGCGTTATGTGAATGGAAAGAGGTTTCCTCATCCTAGGATAATAAAAAAAATAGCAAAAATTACAAATAATTATGTAAGCCCTAGTGATTGGTATCAAGACAATTTCACTGCTGTAACGCAAAACTTAATGCAGCAAAAAGAAACATCTCCATCACCTGAGTTTGTTGATGGTTGTGCAGTAAGCAGGGCAGGGTATGAGCAAAACGATGCACAACAATCATTAGGTGGATAAGAACATGAGTATAGCAAAGAAATACGAGCTTACGGAAGAGGGTACGTTGTTTATACGCTACGACTCTAATGGGTTATATGCTTGCACGTTGTATCAGATTAGAGCGTTAAGAGATTTTGGTAATGTCAAAGCTGGTGATTTGGGTGGCTTTATAGAGAAAGAAGAAAATCTTTCTCACGAGGGCGATTGTTGGGTTTATGATAATGCTCAAGTATATAACGATGCAGTAGTTCGTGGTGATGCTTTAGTTTACGATAATGCACTCGTTTATTATAAAGCTCGTATTTACGGCAATGCAAAAGTTTCTGGTAATGCACGCGTTTATGACGATGCAGTAGTTTATGACAATGCGCATATTCATGGCAATGCTTATGTTTATGATTCTGCTGAAGTATCTGACAATGCAGATATTTGTGGCAATGCACGCGTTTATGGCAGTGCTTGGATTGAAGACAATGCACTGATTCATGGTAACGCTCAAGTTTACCTCAATGCAGTAATTGGTGGCGATGCACGTGTTTACGGTGATGCTCAGGTTTACGGCAGTTCATATGTTAACGGTAATGCTCGAATTTATGGCCGTGCATGTATTTATTTTGGTGCACATGTTCACGGCAATGCACTGGTTTATGGTAATGCACGTGTTTACGGCGCAACAGAAATTTCCGGTGATGCAGAAGTTGCTGGCAATGTTCATATTTACGGCGTTCAAAAGATCTGTTCGGGTAAGCATTTTGTCGATGACGCAGAGGTTGATGTGAGTGCTTCCACTCAACGTGATGCCCAACAGATAAGACAGTAATGTTATGGACTTTAATTCACTAACCATTCTTTGTCTTGATCTAGGTACGAAAACAGGTTGGGCAATTTCTTCTGAAGACGGCACGATAGCCAGTGGAACAGTAAATTTTTCTACACGTCGATTTGAAGGCGGTGGGATGAGGTATTTAAGATTCAAGCAGTGGCTTACAGAAACCAAAGCGATACTAGAGCATATTGACGCAGTGTATTTTGAAGAAGTGCGCTGTCACATTGGTACAGATGCTGCTCATGTTTATGGGGGCTTGTTAGCAATCTTAACCTCTTGGTGTGAACACCATCAGACTCCTTATCAAGGTATCCCCATTGCTACGATTAAGAAAGCAATGACAGGCAGAGGTAATGCCCCAAAAACAGAAATGATTAAGGCTGTGCGTGCAAAAGGACATGAGCCTGAAGATGATAATGAAGCAGATGCTTTGGCAATTTTATATTTAATAAGAGAGGGAAAATAGTGATGGCAACGAAATTACCGTGGGTTAAACTTTATCCTAGTCAATTTTTGAAAGAGCTTATGGTTTTGAAGCCAGAAGAAACTGCTGTTTACACAATATTGGTATTGCTCATGATTGATTTTGGTGGATCTATTCCAAACAAAACTTCTGATTTAAAAATTGTGTGCGGCTGTTCAGAGTGGACGTTTCGAAACATATTAGAATCTTTAATGAACCGTGGCTATATCATTCGTTTAGAAGATGGCAGCTTATGGCACACCTCATCAGCATTTGATCTTGATATCAGTAATACACCTTCAGAAAAATAGGGGGGAAGTTATGTCAACTAAATTACCTTGGGTGCGAAGTTTTCCATCTGATTGCCTTGCCGATACGAGTGGAATGAAAGCATTTCAGATAGCAACATACGTAATATTGCAATGGCACATGCGTAGAAGTGGTGAACCTATTTTTTGTGATCAAAGTAAATTGGCACACAGTGCGGGTTGCTCGGTTAAAGCTTTTAATAAGGCATTAGATTTTTTATTGCGTGATCAAAAAATCGTTCGTTTAGAAGATGGCCGTTTATGGAGTTTGCAAATTGAAGAAGAGTTAAAAGATTGCAGTGAGCACTTAAATAAGCTTTCAGAAAGAGCTTCCAAAGCAGCAAAGGCGAGATGGGACAAACAAAAAAGTTAGATGATTCATTAACAATCAGTGATGATGAAAACGCTAGTGATATGCTTAATCAATGCACAAGCAATGCTAAGCATGATGCTAACGCTATGCTTGTTGATGCCAATCACAATCACAATCACATATATAAAAAAACTAACACTATCGTGTTATCAAAAAAAGAAAATGCTTCAGAAGATTTAGCAACTGAAGTTTCGGTTCAAAGTGAAACAACCGATGATGCTGTTGAGCAGCAGTTGGATCACGATACACCCTCATCAGAAAACCAATCATCCGTTTCACAGCAAAAAAGCACTGAAAAGAAAACCAAGCGGTCTAGGGATGGACGAGGATGTCGCATTCCTGAGGATTTCGAACCTGATTACGATTTTGCCATTCAAGAGGGATTGCCTCCAGAGCGGGTTAAAATCGAGATTGCAAAATTTCGGGATTATTGGAAAGCCAAGTCTGGTCAAGGTGCAACCAAAACGGATTGGCCAGCAACATGGCGTAACTGGGTACGAAAGGCTGTCGAGGATCTTAAGAAAGGAAAAAGCTATGGAAAACCAGGCGTTGAACAAACAAAACAACAACGTGGGTGGAATTATCGAGTTGCACAGCACATGTCCAATATCAAAACTTCAGATAATGTTTTCAAATTTTTATTCGAGGATGACGAAAGAACCGCCGTTCCTTTGGAAAACGGGGCAAAAACCATCGATTGCAGAAGCGAAGAAAGCTACCTCATTGGTCCATGATGCCTTGAAGAAGCTTGAAAAAAAAGCCACTGAGGAAGAAATCCAGACGGCGTATCTTGTCCTTTCAAGTGGTTTAAAAAGCCAATTGGGATCAGATGAAAAATCAACATCACTTGCGTATTTCTACGCTCTTGATGGCATAAGCAGCTGGGTATTGCAAACAGCTACAAAGGATGCCTTGAAAGGAAAAGCAGAAGGGTTAAACACGACCTTTATGCCATCAACAGCAGATTTTTATCATTACTGTGAAAAACTTGAAAACCGTATTCGCACAAGGGCTAGTTGTATTCTTAAAAATCTTCAAAAGCCCGAGTTAGAGAGCAGGAGGCAGGAGAAATTGGTAACGTCAGAACGTCTGGAAGCTTTTCAAAAAGAACTTCGCAAAACATTTGAGACAGCAAAATAGAGAGAAGTGCTGATCATTTTTGGATTAGATATGCGTTTAAATCAACAGAAAGGCACCTTAGAGAAAGATTTGGAAGTTTTTTAATGAATTCCACATCTGAAACATAAAACGCTCTGTACGGGGCTAATTTAAGGAAATTAGAACAGATGCGAAAATTAGGGCAATCGCTATGAAATTTATAAAACAACTTTTAGCAAAGAATCTTGACAAGATTAAGGAAATGCGTTTATGTGCAAATCAGGTGCTTGAAAAACACCTTCAGTGCATAGCGGATTGATTGCCGAAATAATCAGTTTTCCGCACTTTTAAAGACTTTGACTCGTTATATGCGTGTAGCGTATAGTGATCTTGTCGGGTGTAGTTATGCTATACAAAACCCTCACGGGGAAAGCATAACGACGGACTATGCACCGTGTTTTTCAGCGCCCGGCGCTCTTTTTTGAGTGTCAATGAAAAACCTTTAACTGCATAGGAGTTCATCATGAACGATTTAGTAAAGAACACACAAACTACACTGACGATGTCTAGCCGTGAAATTGCAAAATTGTGTGGTAAAAGGCATGACCATGTTATGCGTGATATCAAGAAAATGCTTGAAGAATTATACTCTGAAAGAGGTCTCCCCAAATTTGGGGGCACCTATTTAGACAAGCAAAAAAAGACGCAAAACTGCTTTAATCTTCCCAAACGTGAGTGCCTTATTTTAATCTCAGGTTATAGTACAGTGTTACGTGCTAAAATTATTGATCGTTGGATGGAACTCGAAAGTCAATTACGATTCGATCATGAATTATTTTCTCGTGATTTATTTAAATCATCCTCAGGTATTGGTAAAGTTTTAGGAGTAATTGCAAGACGTCTGTCAGATGTAAATGATCTCGAAAACGAGCTTGAACATTACAAATCAGTTACAACAGAAGTAAGGCGTGTTTTAGAAAGCCCTGTTGCAAAGGCTGCTTAATTGAAAGAAATATAACTCATACCTTTCCCCTAAAAATGGGGAAAGTGTTGTTTAAGCTTTTTCTCAAGATGTGTGTTCTTCATTTTGGGTGGGTGTTAGGCTAATTTGTAAATTTAAAGCACTCAAAACATTAAGGAATGTTGAGAGCTTAGGATCACCTTTGTCGCTTAAAGAGCGATAAAGAGATTCTCGATTTAAACCTGTTTTATTGGAAACAGTTGCCATTCCTTGTTTGCGTGCAATAATGCCCAATACATGTAAAACATAGCCACTGTTTTGAGTTTCTAAAGCATCTTGTAATAATTCTTTAAAATCTTCAGGCGTTTTGAAATACTCGCTAGCGTCAAAGGGTGTTATTTTCATCATTGACCTCTTTTACTATTTGTAGGGCTTTTTCGATATCCTTTTGTTGGGTAGATTTATCACCACCATTAAGGAGTAGAATAATTTCTTGCCCTTGTTTTATAAAATAAACTCGATAACCAGGACCATAATTTATTTTTAATTCTCCAATACCGTGAAAATATTTAGCATCACCAAAAAGACCATATTCAAGACGCAAAATACGTGTAGCAATTTTCTTTTGTGCTTGTCTGTCTTTTAAGGAATTTAACCACTTGGTAAAATGCAGGGTTTTTTTAATAATAAACATCTGTAGTTTTTAAGCGACGTAAAAGATAATGTCAAATACAATTTTTTGTTCCAATGACAGACAAATCTTCTTATTTTCTAGAATAAATTTATAAGTATTATCAGTTAGTTATTTTATTTTTCTATATTAACTAGTGTAGCATATTGTTTTATGCTATTGTAAAATATAGAAAAATAAGTTTTTCATATCCGTATTTCATTTCAATTATTTTCCTTAGAAAAGATAAAAAACATGATCAACAAAGTAATTTTAGTAGGCAATCTCGGTGCCAATCCCGAAAGCAAAACAATGGCATCTGGAACAGAGGTGGTGAACTTTCGTATAGCCACGTCACAAAGCTATAAAGATAAAACAACAGGTGAAAAGGTAGAGAAAACAGAATGGCACTCTATCGTGGTTTTTAATCCACATCTTGTAAAGGTTGCACTTCAGTATCTGAGTAAAGGTTCCAAAGTTTATGTTGAAGGTCAATTACAGACGCGTAAATGGCAAGATAAAAGCGGGCAAACACACTACACAACAGAAATTATCTTACCGCAATATAAGGGTGAATTGAGGATCCTTGATAGCATTAAAAAAGATGGTATTGATATGGCTTTGGAAGCGATGGAGCAAGAGGATAAGCAGTATTTAGAAACGACTTTGGATGACAATATCCCGTTTTAATCAGGAGGTTTTCTTATGAAAAAACGTAAAAAACGGGGAAGACCTAGAATAGAAGGTCAAATAAGAGAACCCAATGGACGTATCTCACGTGCAAAAACGCCTGATAAGTTTTCATATCAACAGACACTTGAAATGCGTGCCAAGCGTTATGGGGTGAGTATTCAAGATGCGAAAAACCCGATTATTGGCACTTATGTAGGGCGGTTATATTTATTGGAAAAAAAGATTAATCAAGATCAGTATGATGCATCACAACAGTATATTCAGGTGAAAAACGATTATCGGTGTGCAAAAGGGTTTCCGGGGGCTATTTATGATGGTGCAAATGACAATCACGATCAAGACAGTCTTGAGAGGTGGATTGAGGTAGCAACCGATCGCTATGAAGCTATGCAAGAGGTTATCAGAGAAACACAAGGTTTATATCGTCAGTATAATCTTTATGCTGCATTGCAGTATATCGTTATTGAAGATCAACCAATGGAACATCTTGTCAGCTCTCTATACATTGCTCTGAATGCTCTTCAGAAATATTTTGACCGTTAACCAAAAGCGAGCAACAATAACATTGAGCAACTAATTCCAGCAGTTGTTATTATAAATAAAGATGCGGGGACTTTCAATCCAAAGCGCCACAGCAAGCTAATGGGGATAGACATGATGCTGATAAATATAAGCAGTGCTATTGGAAAAACAAAATCATCAATTCCCAACTTTCGAGGTGTTTTATTGTCAAAAGAAGAGGAAGATGAAACGTTATTATTTCTTACAATAGGAACATTTTTATTTCCCTTATTCTTCGAGAAAAGCTCTCTAAGCTGTTCTGGGGTAAAGTCACTTATATGACCAAGAACTTCAGCATTATCATAGTCTGTGTCAAGCAATCGCTTATCAACTTTTAAAGTCCTTTGATTGTTCCCATAAGAAGGAGGCTGTTGACTATGTGCGTTATTGGTAAAGATGAATATACTGATAAATATACCTAATAAGGCAGCTCTTTTAACAGATAAGAAAAAACGCATTATCCCTCCTTATTTTAAAGTTATGAATTCGTATAATTGATTCGATGAAAGGAGGCAATTTACACCATATTTAGGTAGAATGAGATAAAAAATACCATATCGTGATTTTTGAGTTGACATGGGGGTAGAAATGGTATTTAATGACACTGCGGTACTAGTCGTACTGTGCCTAAAATTAGATTTATAATACAATTTTCACTTCTTGCTATGCTACGGAAAGCCCTGCGTTTGCAGGGTTTTTTGTTAGGATAATCAAGTTTAGTTGTTTTTATTTATTGACGATTTATTGACCTCCTCTTGTTCCCCCGAGAGTGAGGTCTTTTTATATCTCGCACTTTAAAGGAATAATCTATGGCATCTGGATCAGATAAGTCTGTGAAGGGGACACCGCCCAATGCAGGAGCAGGGCGTGTGAAAGGTGTTCCCAATAAGACAACGCGCATTCTTAAAGAGGCTGTGATTAAAGCAGCAGAGCAGGCTGGCAACAAATATGGCAATGAAGGATTGATTTCTTATCTTGAACGCCAGGCTGTCAAATGCCCAGCGGCTTATTTAGCTTTGTTGGGCAAGATCTTACCTTTGCAGGTTACCGGTGAAAATGATGAAGCGATCAAGATGATTACCCGTGTTGAGATTGTTGCGCCTGTTATAAAGGACAAGGCAGCTGTTTAAGGGTGATTGAGATGGCTACAGCTCAAGTTGTGATCATCGAGAAATTAATCCCGTTGTTTCAAGGAGCTGCTGATGTGCGTGCTGCGTGGGGAGGGCGAGGATCAGGAAAGACGAGGTCCTTTGCCTTAATGGCAGCTTTAAAGGGCTATGAATATGGTATGGGTGGGATATCAGGGATTATCCTTTGTGCCCGCCAGTTTCAAAATTCGCTTGCTGAGAGTTCATTACAAGAGATTAAACGAGCGATTGAGACTTATGATTTTTTAAAGGACTATTACTGTGTTGGAGAGTCGTCCATTAAGTCGAAAGATGGACGTATATCTTTTCAGTTTTCAGGGTTAGATCGCAATATTGCGAGCATTAAGTCGATGGGGCGTATTTTGCTTTGTTGGGTTGATGAAGCTGAACCTGTGACTGAAACGGCTTGGCAAACACTGATACCGACATTGCGAGAAGAAGGAGAGGGCTGGCGTGCAGAGCTTTGGGTGACGTGGAATCCGTTACGTGAGAATGCACCTGTTGAAAGACGCTTTCGTTTTACAAAGGATCAAAATATTAAAGGGGTAGAGGTTAACTGGTCTGATAATCCTTTGTTTCCCCAAAAGTTGCAAAGAGTACGTCTTGATGATCTTCAAAACCGTCCTGAGAGTTATAACCATATTTGGGAGGGTGATTATCTTAAAGCTGTGCAAGGGGCTTATTTTCAGAAGGAAATGTTAGCAGCCGAGCAAGAGGGGCGGGTTGGACGTGTAGCACGTGATCCTTTAATGCCCATTCGTGCCTTTTGGGATATTGGGGGCACGGGAGCAAAAGCTGACGCAACGGCTATCTGGATTGCACAGTTTGTAGGCAGGGAGATCAGGGTGCTTGATTATTATGAAGCGCAAGGTCAACCTTTATCTGAGCATATTGGGTGGTTGCGTTGCAATGGTTATGACAAGGCACTGATGGTGCTTCCTCATGATGGAGCGACAAGAGACCGTGTTTACAATGTGAGCTTTGAGAGTGCTTTAAATGAGGCTGGTTTTGACACACAGGTTGTACCCAATCAAGGGGCAGGGGCTGTTAAGATGCGCATTGAAGCCGTGCGTCGTATTTTGCCTTGTGTTTGGTTTCATGAAGAAACGACAGTTGCTGGCCGTAAAGCCTTAAATTGGTATCACGAAAAATGGGATGAAAAACGCGCCATTGGTTTGGGGGCTGAACATGACTGGGCAAGTCATGGAGCCGATGCCTTTGGTTTGATGTGCATTGTTTATGAAGCACCACGTACTCCATCAAAGCCAGAGCGTTATAGCGCGACAGAAAGAGAAACGGCATCATGGATGGCATTTTAGAAAACGATCTTAAAAAAACAACAAGCCTTGATGATGATGGGCTTTATAGACGTCTTAAGTCTTGGTACGGGGAAGATATTGAGCATGTCAATGAATGGCGTGAGCAAGCGCGTGAAGACTTTGACTTTTATAATGGACGTCAGTGGGCAGAAGAAGATTTAGCTGTTTTAAAAGCACAGCGGCGCCCTGTTATGACGTTTAACCGTATTGCTCCTCTGGTTAATGCCATTGTTGGAGCAGAGCGTAACAATAAACGGGAAGTACAGTTTCAACCAAGACAAGTTGGTGCAGCGATATCCAATGAATTGCTCACCGGGGCAGCAGAGTGGTTTCGTGATGAAGCTGAAGCTGAATATGCCGATTCCGATGCCTTTCAAGATATGATCATTTGCGGTATGGGGTGGACAGATACACGGCTTGATTATGAAGCAAACCCTGAAGGCAAACCCACAGTAAGGCGCTTGGATCCACTCAAGATGGTGTGGGATGTGAATGCTGTAAGGCCTAATCTGGTTGATGCACAGCGCATGTGGTATGTTGATCGCAAACCCATTGAGGATGCCAAAAGCTTGTTTCCCAATGTGGCCAGTGAAGATCTGAATGCTGATTGGGCTATCGACAACACAACCGATCTTGAAGATTATCATGTTTCCCTTGATGCTTATAGTGATGACAATAATGGAACAGATGCAGTTTCAAGGAAACGATATGTCACGCTTGTTGAGTGTCGTTGGTTTGAATATGAGCCTTATTACAAAGCAGAAGATCTTCAAACAGGTCAGATGCGTGATTATAGTGCCCAAGAGTTTAAACAGCTGCAAATGCTTGTACCGCAAATTCAAGGTGCGAGCTTTCATAAAAAGGTGGTTAAGCGTGCTTTTTTAGGGCGTCGTCTTTTAGGCAAGCCTGACAGACCATTAGCCCTGATGGGCAGCTTGGATGGGAATGCATAACAGGCACGTTGGATAAGCTTAAAAACCAGTTTTATGGCATTGTCAGGCCGGCAAAAGACCCGCAAAGATGGTCGAATAAATATTTTAGTCAAGTGATGTATATCCTCAATAGCCAAGCTAAAGGCGGCATTATGGCTGAACGAGGTGCTTTTGATGATGAGCGCCAGGCCGTGGAGAGCTGGGCAAAGGCTGATACGATTACATGGCTTAAAAGTGGTGCTTTGGTTGGTGGAAAGATACAGTCCAAACCACGTGCAGAATTTCCCAATGGTTTTTTTCAACTGTTTAATGAGGCCCGTGAGTCACTTACACATGTGACAGGTTTATCTGCTGAGTTCATAGGAACACGGGAGGTTAATCAGGCGAATGTGTTAGAGAATACACGCCGCCAGTCAACACTCAATTTGCTTGCAGGTTTATTTGATAATTTAAAGCTGTATCGGTGCCGACAAGGAAAGATCATCCTTTATCTCATTCAAAACTATCTTTCCGATGGTCGCCTGATACGCATTTCCGGACCAGAGAAGGCTGAGTATGTGCCCTTAACACGTGAGGATGTCACCACCCTTGAGTATGACATTATTGTTGATGATTCACCAACCAGCCCGAATGAGAAAGAAAGAACATTTGCGGCTATTACTCAAATGTTGCCGTTACTCGGGAATTTCTTAACGCCTGATATGATCCCCGATCTTTTGAAACTCTCGCCATTGCCGGCAACTCTTGTGGCCAGTTTAACGGCCAAAGCGCAGCAAGCGCAAATGCAACAGCAACAACAGCAGATGATGATGCAAAACCAAGGGCCGCAATTAAGCCCCGAGCAACAAGCAAAAGTTGCAGCTATTCAACAAGAAACTCAGGCAAAAGGCATGCTCAATCAGCTGGATGCCCAAAGCAAACAAGTAGCACTGCAGCAGAAGAATATTGAGCTTTTCTTAAAGCAAGAACAAGCACGTATGCAGCTTGAACAGCAAAGAGCAAGAAATGCGATAACTGAGCGAGAGATGCAGATCAGAGCATTACAAATAGAGCTTGAAAATTATCGAGCAGCAACCATCAGAGGCAAAACTTAAACTTTAACGAAAAGGAACGAGATAATGGAAGAAAAATTTACCCCTGAAGAACAAGCCCTTTATGATGAACAATTTACAAGCGATTATCCTGTTGAGAGCATGCAAGATGAGAATCTTGAGCAAGATGTTAAAACAGATGGAGAAGATGACACAGATGGACTAAATGAGGCATCTGAGCAGCCAGCAGAAGAGGTTTCTCAAGAGTCGTTAAATGATGATGGTGGCGAGAAGGAGTCTGAGCAACCTCGTTACGCTGTTGTAGAGCAAGAGCGCCAAGCACGTCAAAAAGCGGAGCAAGATGCTGCTGAGGCCCGTGAGCTTGCGCTAGAGATGGCACAAAAATATGCCGCTATCCAGCAAGAAATAACGCGCCGTCATGATGAAAATGTTCCTTCTTTGGAAAAGGATCCCAAAGCGTATATGACATGGATTGGTCAGAAGGTGCAAGAACAGCAGAGATTGCTTCATGAGTTTTCATCGATAAGAGAGCAACAAGAGCGTGTCAATCAAGAGTACTATGAGCGTCAGCAATTAGGGGATTATTTTGAAGCAGCCAAGGCACAGGTTCAAGATAAATACCCTGACTTAGATTATATCATGGATTATCTTTATGAGTATGCAGATAATTCTTTTAAAGCAGATGCCAATCTGTATCCGCAACTTAACGATCCTGCGGTAAGGCAAGAACAAATTGGTATTCAATTACGTGATATATGTAAGCAATCTCAAAGGGCAGGCATTAACCCTGTAGAGGTGCTTGTGCACAAAGCAAAAGCGTTTGGATACTCTGGTCCACAGATGAGAGATGATGTGAGTGCTCTTCAAGAACGCACAACAGCAGCACGTACATTAGCAGCGCGTGGGGGCAAGCTCCAACAGGGGGTGTTGATATAAAAACGCTTTCTTCCATGCCAGAAGCTGAGTTTGCAGCATGGGTTGAGAAAAATCCTGGGAAATTTGAACAAATTATGAGCGGGATGTGAAAGACATGCATCTTAGCTCATCAGAGATAACCAAGTGATGGTGCTTGGTTATGCTGCACAAGTGCGGCAATTTTTTAACCAAGATGAAGAAAGGCATTTAAAAAAATGGCGACAACACAAATAACGATCAATGCCCCATTAGCGGTTAGCGCTTGGGCTAAGATGCTCAATACAGAGACCTCAAAAGCATTGTCTATTGCACCGCTTATGGGGACAAACAAAAATAGTATCATCCAAGTGAAGGATGAATCAGGAAAATCAGCGGGTGATTCAATTACCATGGGATTACGGACCCAGCTTATGGGTGATGGTGTTAGCGAAAGTCAAACGCTGGAAGGTAATGAAGAAGCGCTTCAGTTTATGAGTGATAAGATACGCATTAATGAGCTTTCTCATGCTGTACGTGTTCCAAATGAAGGGTCGATTGATCAGCAACGTGTTTTGTTTAACTTGCGTAATGAAGCAAAGGATGCACTTGTTGATTGGTATGCAGACCGTTTAAGCATGATGTTCTTTATTCAAGCTGCAGGCTATACAGCACCATGGATGAAGTTTGAAGGGCATACCGTAACGCTTAAACCAGTGCATTATGGCTTTAATGAACCTTTAGAACCAAGCAGTAAGCGTGTTATTCGCCCAAATCAGAAAAAAACGGATGAAGCACTTGCAAAAGAAGATGTGTTTAATCTCAAATTAATCGATCAAGCTGTACAGAATGCAAAACTGGCTAATCCTAAGATTAGACCGGTACGGATTAATGGAGACAGTGTCTATGTGATGTATCTTCACCCAACACAGGTGACCCAATTGCGTACCAATACAGATGAAGGGCAATGGCTTGACATTACCAAGGCAGTTTTTAGTGGAAGCCGCTCTAAAAACCCAATTTTTGATGGATCATTAGGGGTGTATAATGGTGTTGTTTTGCGTGAATCTGAACATGTGCCCAATGGTGTTGATTCAAAGACTAAAGAGCCTGTTTTGTCTGTTCGGCGTGCTGTTTTGCTTGGTGCACAAAGTATCATCATGGCTTATGGGCGTAGCAATAAAGGCAATGGAGCAACACGCTATAAATTAGTGGAAGAGCTGTTTGATTATGAGCGTAGATTTGGCGTGGCTGCCAAGACGATTATTGGCATGAAAAAGTCACGCTACGCTTTGCCCTATTCTAATCAGGGAGCACAAGACTTTGGCACCATTGTTATCCCATCTTTTGTTGAAGATAACATATAAACATCAATGAATAGGATTTAATCATGACAAAACAACGTTCTATCACACAGACATTTGTTGATTTTACACAAACAACGGATGAAGGCATGCCACCTGTTTTGCAGGGGCGTGATATTCATACACAGCAGGTGAGCTTTTTTCGCTCGCGTATACAAGCAAGCGACACTGGGCTTACCACATCGGTTGGTGTTTTACCGCGGGGTGCTTTGATTAAAAGCATTACTGTTTATACGCTAACAGATTTTGAAGGAGCTACTGCAACGATTGGTAAAAAGCCAGGGGGCAGTGATTATGGGACGCAAGTACTTGAAGCGGAAGGTGTTAAAGAGGTTGAATTGCCTTTAAAAGCACGCAGTGTTCCTCTTCAGTTTGAAAATACGATTTATGTTACACGAGACAAGAAAAGCTCCAAAGGGGATGCTGAGATCGTTGTTGAGTTTTACACAAATCGTTAAAAGAGGGGGCGTTTGTTCCTTACGTCCCCCCCTTTTAAATGTTGGGAATAATATTCATGGCTATTACGATTCATACAGGTGGCCCCATTGAGATAAAAGGGGAGATAGTTCCTCATGATCAAAATTTTATTCAGATGGTTGATGATATTCAAGATGAGATTGATGATCAAACCAATGAATATGTTGATCAGGTTCAAAATGCGATATTTTCAGCTATTCGCTTTTGTGAACGGTTTCCTTTTTACTTCAATGAAAGCCGTGAAATTGTCTTGACCACATTGCAAGGCAAAAACCGCTATGGAGATGAGGCTCATCCTTCAATCAGTGGGGCTATTCAGATTATTGATGCTTATATTGATGGGAATAATCATAATAAGTCAAAGCTTTTGCGGGTAGATCCGATGGAGATTGAAGGGCTTGATGAGGCGCATCATGGTTTGCCCACACGCTATGCTTATTTTGCACAAAAGCTTGTTTTCTATCCAACACCCGATGATATTTATTCCATCAGGCTTATTCTTGACCCTATACGGGTTAAAACCATTGAGAATGCGAGGCAAGCATCTGTATGGTTTTTGGAAGCTTATGAGCTTATCAAAACCCGTGCAAAATATGAGTTATATGCCAATATTATCAAAGAGCCACAGATGGCAGCAACAGCCCTTGCGATGTTTCAAGAACAGTTAAACGTTCTTCAAATTGAGACCTCACGGCGTAAAAACTTTGCACAGATTCAACACACGGATTTCTGATGACTTTTGTCCCTATTGCTGAATTTAGACCAGACACTGCATTTATAAACAGTGGCTATTCGAATGAGATTGTGAATGTTTTGCCTGCCCCTCAGGCTTATATTCCCTTTCCAACGGTTGCACCTATTTCAGATCCGTTTCCCGATGAGATTTTAAGCGTGTATGCTGTGCGCTCATCAGGTGGTGTGCGTATCATTGTGGGTTCACCAACAAAGCTTTACGAGTTTGATAATGGTACGCGTGGATGGAAAGATATCAGCAAGCCTGATACGCTCTATCATGCCAATGAGACAACGCCTTGGTCTTTTGCTTCTTTTGGGGATTACGTCATTGCTGTTAATAGCAACGATGCACCACAGGTGCTTTCTTTAAAAAAGGATGAGAGGTTTGATGATTTGAGGGGAGAACCTCCACGGGCTGGTATTGTGCGTGTTTGGGGTGATTTTGTTTGTTTGATGAAGCTTACAGATTATCCAAACCGTGTGTATTGGTCAGGGTTAAATGATGCAGAATTTTGGACTGTTGGGAAAAACAGCTGTGATTATCAAGATTTTCCAGATGGTGAATATGTTCAAGGGTCAACACAAGCAACCAACCCATTTATTTTTATGCGATCGGCTATTTACCATGCGACATTTGTACCGGGCTCGAGCATTATATTTAGTTTTACGAAAGTAAAGGATAAAATAGGAGCCAAAAGCAGTATGGCCATTGCAAGCCGTGGAGAGCATACTTTCTTTGTATCTGATGATGGTTTTTACCAGATCAATAACGAAGGTGAGATGCTGCCTATTGGTTTTGGTAAAGTTGATAAAACGATTTTTACACTTTATCATAATTTTACACTTGATGAAATGCACGCGTGCATTGATCCGATTTATTCACGGGTGTACTTTTCGGTTAATGATGATATCGCTGGAATGCATATTTATGTGTATGATTGGATTTTACAAACATGGAGTGTCATCAAGGGGCATGATCTTTTCTTATTTCCCTTATTTGCAATGGGTTATACTTTAGAAGGTCTCGATGAAGTCTCAGAGCACTTGATAGATTTACCCGCTTCTCTTGATAGTAAAATGTGGCAAAATGGTGCGCCTGTCTTAGGAGCGTTTAATCAAGACAATAGATTTGGGCTTTTTGCTGGCCCGCCGATGGAAGCGGTGATTACCTCACAGACGATTGGCAATACGACAAGACAGATAAACCTGATGAGTGAGGCTTTTGTTCAAGGCGATACGACAGAGGGTTTATTAAGTGTTGGGGCTGCTTTTATTCTGGATGATAACAATCGGTTCCATTGGGCTAAAGAGCGTTGTGCGGGCTATAATCACGGGATGTATAATATTCGCTCACGAGCGCGTTATCACGCGTTGCGTCTGAGAATACCAGAAGGCACGCCATGGACGCATATAACAGGTTTTGAGGTGACGCTCAAACCTGCGGGTATCCGATGAATTTGAAGGTTTATAACACACAGCAATGGAGTGCTTGGCAAATAGCACCCTATTGGCGTGATATCTTAAAATCGATTGCTTATTTTATTGATAAGTTTCCCGATGATTATGATCTTGAGACACTTTTGAGCGATATTTTAAAGGGAGAAAAGCTTCTTTGGATTATCGTTGATGAGCATGAAAATTTTATGGCTCATCTCACCACCCAATTGGATCATCTTGTTACAGGGGTAAAGCGTGCGGTTATTGTGACCCTTGGTGGAAAAGGTGGGCAGCATTTAAGTCAGATTATTCCGCATATTGAGGACTATTACAAAGAACAAGGGGCAGACGAGCTTATCATCATAGGTCGGCGTGGATGGGAGAGATCTCTTAAAGCGCATGGCTACTGCGTTAATCTTTTAGAATATAGAAAGCAGCTTTACTATGGGAAAGAATAAAAAACCAAAGGTGACACAAAACACGACACAGACAAATGCACCTCCTGCGTGGGCACAAGGTATTTTTGAGCTTGGTGCCAATGATGCGATGAATCTCTACAACAATGGCAGTGGGAAGGAGGTTTATCAGGGGGATCGTGTTACCAATTTGAGTGATCAGACATTGGGTGCGATTACAGGGCTTAACAACACGGCTCAAAGCTATAATAACAGCTATTTAAATGGGCTTGCCACGGGACCCAATGCAGCAAGTCAAAATTTAAGCAACATGGCTTCTGGGGCGCAAATAGGCGCTAACCCTTACTTTAATGAAGCCCTTCAAAACACCTTAAACAATACGGCGAACTCTATTAACAGCTCAATGTCAGGGGCAGGGCGCTATGGTTCAGGGGCGCATACGGGGGTTCTTGCTAATGAATTGGGGGGTATCGCAACCCAAGCGATGTCACAGCAATATAACCAAGATGTCAACAATATGATGGCTGCTAATAGTTTGATTGACCAGGCAAACCAAAACCAGCTTGCAGGTGCTTCAAATTTCTTCCAAGGTCAAGGTCAGGCGAATATGAATGCGCTTGCGGGGGAAGTTTGATTGATGCCAATAATCAGCAAAAACTGGATGCAGAGCGAGAAAAATGGGAGCAACAGAATAATCTTGAATGGGATCAGTTAGGTAAATTACTCGCTGCAGGAGGGGCTGTTTCTGGCAATTACGGGACACAAACAGGGCAAGCGACAACGCTTGTTCCAAATAACCCATGGGCAACTGTTGGTGGTGTTGGGGGCATTTTTGGTGGACTTACGGGGTTGAGTGATCGAAGAGCCAAGGAGAACATTGTTGAGGTTGGGTATAGAGATGGCCACAAACTCTATGATTATAACTACAAAGGGTGCTCTCAGCGTTATCGAGGGGTGATGGCGCAAGATGTTCTTGCAACAAACCCTGAGGCTGTTTTCTTAAATACTGCCACCGGATTCTTGCATGTTGATTATAGCAAGCTTGGTTTTAATATGGAAAGGGTTGCCTAATGTCTAGATTTGATGAGTTAGATCCACCTTTGGATCAAGAAAATGGCCGCAATAATAAAGGGTTTATGTCTTTTATTGCCCGTTACGACCCGTTCCTTAAGCATATCAATAAACAAGACAGGCGTTATAATCGACAAAAGGCTACTCTTCAGGATCTTATTCGAGGCGTTTATGAGGAACCTGAAGAAACGGGTAAAAAAGGGCTTAAAGATTTAATTGTATCTGTTACAGATTTAAAAAGTCAGATGCCTCCTTTATCAGATTACTCAATCAAAACAAACAATACACCGCAATACGATAAGAGTAACTCTCTAGGGTATGGTGAGACGTTGGCGCCCCAATCTGAATTTGTTTCTCCTATTGATAGGCTTTCACAAAATGAAGCAGAGCAACAGCAAAAAGATGCAATGAATTATATTGCTGAGCTCAACAAAGGAGGATTAACTTCAGAGCAATTGCAGACGAATGCACCTTTGAATGAAAATGCGCCTTTGAGTGAGGAGAGGGCTTTACAGACAAATGATAAGTCAGAGCAAGAACAAGAATCTTTAAATGCACCTGAGAACTTTATTAATTCACAAGGTCAGCCAAAGCAACTTGCCAATGGTGCAGAAGACTTTTTCCAAAGATTAGCGGGGGTAATGGTCATGCAGGTAATGGTAATGTAGAAGCTCAAGATAGGTACAGTGCGAGCAGTTTATGGGATCGTTTTAAAAATTCGGAATTTTCAGAGCGTTTAATGGATTCTTTTGCTGGTCTTGCTTCGGGACAGACACCTCAAGAGAGTTTTTCGAATGCAGCACTTCAATTGCGCCAGGGCAATAGTGAGCGGGCTCAACGTCAGCAAGTTTTAAAAGTTTTACAATCCAAAGGATATAGTGCTGAAGAGGCGCAAGCAATTGCACAAAACCCTGAGCTTTCTATGAAAATCATGAGTGATACGCTAAGCCCTACTGGCCTTAAGGAGGGCTATAGAATACTCACGAAGGAAGAAAAGGAAGCACGAGGCTTGCCTGATGATATGGCTTACCAAATCTCAACACAGACGGGAAAGATTGAATATCTCAAAGGCACTGAAAGGACAGATGATCCTAACAATATGCGTTCAAGGCCTGAGAATGGACATATGTTTGTCAAAGATGAAAATGGCAATTTACGTTCTGTACTTATTCCAGGAAGCGATGCAGAGCGTAAAAGAATAGATGAAGAGAACAAGAAAAAAGCAGAATTTGCAAACAGTTCTTTTAAAGCAGAACAGTTAATTGGAACGGTAAAAAAATTAAAGGAAAAATTGGATAAAAATCCTAGCGTTGTTGGTTTTTCGGGTTATTGGGAATCGCTCATACCAGGAACACCTGCTTCTCAATTTAAGTCTATGCTTAATGTTATTAAGGCAAACATTGCAATTGATAAATTGCAACAAATGAAACATCATTCTCCAAATGGAGCATCGGGCTTTGGGAACTTATCTAACGTTGAATTTATGGCACTGCAGAACTCTATAGCTGCTTTAGAGCAAGACCTTTCACCTGAGCAGATGAAAGAATCTTTCCAAACGATTATTGATACTTACGAGAAAGCCAATAAAGCAACGCGGATACTTCTTTTTAGTGAAGGAGAAGTATCACCTGAACTTGTTCAAAAACTTGTTCAAGAAGCATACGGACTTGAGGCTTATAAAAATCAAGATAAGGCACAGCAAATGCAAGATGAGCAGCAAAATCTGCCGTCATATGTGATGGATGATGAACAGTTTGATACATTACCAGAAGGTGATGTATTCCGTGATAGTGACGGTCGTATTAAAAGGAAACAAAGCAATGGCTGAGTTAAGACAACCCATTATGACGGAAAGGCCTCCTCTTATTCATCGTAAAAATACTGAAGTTCTTGGTCATATAGATGATTTTACTCCGGAACAGCTTAGAGAGCTTTTCTCAAAGAATAAAGGAAATAAAAATGTTCCTATTGTAAGCAATAATGGAACAAAACCTCCTCTTATTCATCGTAAAAATACTGAAGTTCTTGGTCATATAGATGATTTTACTCCGGAACAACTCCGAGAACTTTTCTCGAAAAATAAGGGAAATAAAAGTGTTCCTATCGCAAACAATAATGGGACAACGACACAAAATAAAACAACGACACAAGAAGATAGCCCTAAAACGAGTATTAAGGAGGCTTTAGGATGGGGGACAGTTCACGGAGCGACTTTGGGCTATGATGATGAAATAGGGGCACTTTTTGCGAAAGAAAAATATGACGACGGGGTGAAAAGAAGGCGTGATTATCAAAAATTGTTGGCAAAAGAGCATCCTTATGCTTATTTCGCCGGTAATTTAGCTGGTGGTGTGGCAGCTCTAGTTCCTGCAATAGTTGGAGGCCCTGTTGTAGCGGGTGGTGCTGCTATTGGACGTGGTGCACTTGCTGCTATACGTGCTGCTCCTGCTGCTATGCGCGCTATGCCTTCAGCTGTACGCGCTGTTCCCGCTGCTATGCGTGCTGCTCCTGCTGCTGTTGGACGTGGTGCAGTTGCTACTGGACGTGCTATTCCCAGTGCTATACGTGGTGCTCCTACAGCAGCAAAAGCTGTAGGTAAAGCTGTAATGAGCCCTATAAATAAGGCAGCCACAAGAACTTCAGGTGCAGCTGCAGATTATGCAAGTAGAGCAGAGGCAAAAGCATTTCAATCTGCATTAGCGCAAGGTGCCACACGGGCAGAGGCGAAACTTGCAGGGGAAGCAGCGGCAAAAAAAGCAGTAGCAAAGTTTAATACAATACGCGCTGCAAAAATCGGTGGAATCTATGGAGCTATAGCAGGAAGTGGTGAAGGGGAAGGTTGGGGGAATACTATAGTAACTACTGGATTTGGTGGGTTATTTGGTGGTGCTGCGCCTTTTGCTCTATCAGCAGCAGCGCCTCTTGTCACAAAACCAGCTAGTGCAACGCCTTCTTTTGTTAAAAAAACGCTTCCAAAATGGGTTCGTGGAAGTCAACCAGGTGAAGTTCAAATAAGCAACAAAGCGCTTAAAGAGATAAGTCGTGCTTTAGACAGTGCAGGTATTCATGATCTTGACAAGGCTTTAAAGTGGAAAGGCCCTGATTCAATGATCATTGATTTAAGTGATCAGCTTGCTGCACGGGCCTTAAGAGAGGCAAAAAAAGACTATCCTACACATTCAACAATGAGCAATCGTTTAGGAGCTAGGCAAGCTGAAAGTACTCAACGTGTAAGGGAAAGGCTGAATGAAGCACTTGGTGAGAAAGTCAATACACTTGATTTAAAGCAAGACATTATTAACAACGCAAAAAGAGAGGCTGAACCGCTCTATGAAAAGGCATTTACTGCACCCATTGCAGAGTCTGTTATGAAAGATTTACAGCTTTTAGAGGACAGTCCTGCGTTTAATGATGCACGTAAAAAAGCAATTGCGGGTTTGTTGAATGTGGGAGATGAAACAGTTAGGGCAAATCGTAAAAATCCAGAAATGAGTATGCGGATTTTGCACAGAATAAAGGGCGATATAGACAATCAGATTAAATTAGCTCTCAGAGAAGACAATCAAACACATGCTGCAGATTTAATGAATGTGAAGGAACGTTTGCTTCGTGTTTTAGATACATCATCTCCATATTATACTCAGGCGCGCAAATTTTACCATGACGAGCGCACTCTGGGTAATGCCTTATCTCAGGGTGAAAAAGCGTTTGATAAGAATGTTACGCTTGATATGATCAAAAATCAGCTTTCAGGCTTGGAATCTAAAGAACTGGATGCGTTTAGAAAAGGTGCACGTTCACAGATAGAACATGCAGCAGCCAATGTACAAAGCCCTGAAAATAATCTTTCAAGTTTGTTTAATACGCAAAGTGGACAAGAGAAATTACGGCTGATTTATGGTGAGGATAAAGCAAACCAAATGGTGAAAGCTTTACGGCCAGAGGTTGAGAGATCAGAGTTATTTGCGCGCCTTCCAAGGAACGAGGGTGAGCTCGGATCAAAGGCAGGAGAAGCACTTGATAATGTAAGTAAGTCTAGCCTTCGTACTACAATAATGAATTTTTTTACAGGGTCAGTAAAGCGTGGAGTGTCATCAATCGATAGAAATGTCGAGAGAGATATTGCAGAACTGATAACAGCCCATGAACGTGGGGATGTTAGGTTATCGAGACAAAAATCTGTTGAGTTAATTAACAAGTTTCGTAAAGCAGAACAGAAGCGTTTAATCACACAAGAAGAACTTGTAAAGTTCATCAATTTGCTTAATGTTCTATCGACGGGCAGCTATACTAGATGGCTTAAAAATTAATGATTAATTTTCATCCTCATGTTCACAGTGCCATTTCCCAAGCGGCACAAAGGTATGATTTACCCGAAAGCTTTCTTAAACGCGTGGCGATGATAGAAAGTGGTGGTGATCCCAATGCAAGAAATAAGAAGAGTAGTGCAGGTGGGCTTTATCAATTTTTAGATTCCACAGCACGCCAATATAAGCTGGATAATAAGTTTGATCCCCTTCAATCGATTGATGCAATGGCGCGGTTAACCAAAGACAATATCCGTTATTTGCAAACAGCTTTGGGAAGAGCCCCTTCAGAAGCTGAACTTTACTTAGCACACCAACAAGGGCCAGCGGGGGCTGCAAGGCTTATTAAGAACCCCGATGCACCAGCAAGCCAGCTGTTAAGCTCACAAGCAATAGCCCTTAATGGTGGGCGCCCTGGTGCAACAGCAGGTGATTTTATGAATCATGTTTATCAGCAGTACAATAGAACAGCACAACCTGAGCAAGGTTATAGGAATACAGTTCCACCACGTGGCATGCAAAGACTTCAAAATGTAATGCAGGGTGATCAATTGGTGGCACAGAATGCTCCATTGCAGGAGCAGGGTGGTCATGCTGATTTTCCAAAAAAAGGCGTGGATGGTTTAACGCAGTTAATCAAAGAGAATGCGCAAAATTATGATCAACAAATACAGCTGGCACAAAATCAAATGATGCAGCAACCTGTGTTTGCACAAGGTGGGACACGCCCTGCGGATTTAACGCCTTTGATTAGTCCTCGCCGCCAGCCATCTTCTTTCAATGGTCGACAAAGAGGAGATCAATTACGCAAAGAGTTCTTAACAAGGGCAGGAGTTTATAATGTCTGATATTTATGATTGGTCACTGACAGCGGATACAAACGCACACTCAGATGATATTATTAATTGGGCACAAGGACAGCCGCCTAGTTCTGTTAATAATAGTGCCCGTGCTATGATGCAGCGTATACGAGAATATCTTGCAGATAATGGCGGGACAATTGAAGCAAAATTTATCGTCAATAGTGAAGGTAAGACAACATCAATTACATTGAACACGATTTCCCCCATCACGGAATATAAGAATGATGTCTTTATACGTTTTAGAGCAAGCGACACAAATGTTGGTGCGACAACAATAACCGTCAATCGTTTGAGTGAAAAGCCTGTTTATAAGATGACCGATGCAGGTGTTATATCCTTAGAAGGCGGTGAGCTGCAAAAGGATGGCATTTATGAGCTGATCTATAATAACAGCACACTAACAAGAAGTCTTGATGGTTGGTATTTATTAAACCCAACCCCAAAAACACCTCCTCAGATAGAAATTTTTCCCCCTGGGTTTATTGCGACATTTGCTATGAAAGCATTACCTAATGGTTGGCTTTTGTGTGATGGTGCAAGTTATGAGCGTGTAAAATATCCTCGTTTATTCAAAGCAATAGGTGAGCATTGGGGGACAGATAGTGATACTACTTTTAAGGTACCCGATTTTAGGGGGATGTTTTTACGTGGTTTTGATGATGGGCGCGGTATAGATAAAGATAGAAAGTTTGCTGAAAAGCAGCAAGATAGCTTGAAAGCGCATACACATGGCTGCACCGTTCAATCAGCAGGGGCGCATGTGCACCAGTTTCAGTATGAGGCGTTAAGAAGACCTGGCAGTCCTATTGGTGGAAAAAACCCTGCCTTTTATAGCCAAAATATAAGAGCAAATACAAGCTCAGCAGGTGCCCATACGCATAGTGCAACAATTTCTTCAACAGGTGCAGCAGAAACACGCCCTGTTAATACAACGGTTGTTTACGCCATAAAATCATAAGGTTTTTTACAGATGATCAATAGTCCCTCGGCAATTGATGAGATTGCCGACACAGGGCAGATTCGTGTTCTTTTTTATGCAAGTCATAGATTAGTTCATGCGCCCTTAAATAAGATCCTTGATAAGGTCAAAGACGATATTCAACATGATCTTTCAAGCGCTTTTACAGCTTATCAAAAAGAAACAGATCAACGCATTGAAGCTTTGCAAAAAGCCATAGATGAATTGCGTTTGCAACTTATCAGTCTAACACATCCCGAGGATATAAATTAAGGAATTTAAAGCGATGCCTATTCCCTATCACACACACAAGTTTGAAATTGAACCAGCAACAAATAAGGAAGTCAAAGAAGGTGTTTTAGACAGTAAGGTTGTTGCACCCTCTTCATTAGGCAGTGCAGCGGCTTATTCTATGGGTTATTTTGCGACTGCTGCTCAAGGGAAGAAAGCTGATGAAGCTGTTGCAAAAAGAGATGTTGGAACACTTGCTTATAAAGATACGGTTACAGTTAATGATATCAACACCAGTGGGGATCCTCATGAGAATACAGTTTTATCGGGTACTGGTTGGGTAAAGCTATCGCCTTTGGGAATTGGTGATATGAGTGTTGCTATTTATGATCCTACTCATGTGAGGTCAGATGCCTTCTCTATGGAGAATATGGTTGAAGGTGATACAAAGAAGATTTTGACTGCAGAAGAAAGGGTAAAGCTACAATGGATAAGTTCTGAATGCCCGACGATAGAAAAATGGAAGAAGGCAGATGAGGATATCAATTATCCTATATCGCCTGTCGATCTTAAAGATACCATCAATCATTTTGCATTATCAAAATCTCTTGCGATGTCAAAATCAGTTTATGATCCAGATAAAATAGCAAAAGATGTTTTTGCTATGGATCATATGAAAGAGGGAGAGAAGCATCTTATCCTAACGCCTCAAGAACGTATCCAGATTACAAAGATTGATCAAATTGAAGAGGCTGCACAACAAGCACAAACAACAGCTCAATGTGGGGTCAATCTAGCCGGTGAGACTAAGGAGATTGCGGAGAATGCTTTAAGCACAGCAAAGGATGCACAGAGCACTGCAATGGATGCAAAGGAAATGGTAGAGGCTGCACAAAGTACTGCCGATAAGGCTCAAGAGACTGCTGATAAGGTGCAAAGCACTGCAGAGGCTGCAAAAGAAACGGCAGCTGATGCTTTAAGCGTAGCAAAGGATGCAAAAGAAACTGCTGATAAGGTATACAGTAATGTCGTGGATGCAAAGGAAGCAGCGACAAGTGCAAAAACAGTGGCAGATAAGGCGCAAGAAACTGCCGATAAGGTGCAAGAAGAAGTGACAGGTGCCTTAAATACAGCAAAAGATGCACAAAGCACTGCAGTGGCTGCACAAAAGACTGCCGATAAGGCTCAAGAGACTGCTGATAAGGTGCAAAGCACTGCAGAGGCTGCAAAAGAAACGGCAGCTGATGCTTTAAGCGTAGCAAAGGATGCAAAAGAAACTGCTGATAAGGTATACAGTAATGTCGTGGATGCAAAGGAAGCAGCGACAAGTGCAAAAACAGTGGCAGATAAGGCGCAAGAAACTGCCGATAAGGTGCAAGAAGAAGTGACAGGTGCCTTAAATACAGCAAAAGATGCACAAAGCACTGCAGTGGCTGCACAAAAGACTGCCGATAAGGTGCAAAAAGCAGTTGATCTTATTCACCCTCTTGAAAAGCAAGATTGGATTGATGGCATCAAAGCAGAAAATGCACTGATATCACCGGCTCATCTTGTTGCTTCTATTAAAGCAAATGGTGGCAGCAATAATAGTGTAGGTGTTGGCATTAGCAAACCTGTTGAGATTTTTATGACGGAAAGTGGGGAAATTGCATGGCCAGAAGGTGTTACTGAAGATACCGAGCTTGAAATATGGGCTTGGGGTGGTGGTAATGCTGGTGATAATAATGCTCGTCATGGTGGTAATGGTGGGTGTTGTGTTTATGTGAGAACAAAGAAAAAGTTTCTTGGCGACAGTAAAGTAACTATCGGCAAGGGTGGGGGGACAGCTGAGAATAGCAGTTTTGCTGGAAAAAACACAAAAGTTGGTCAATTTATTACAGCTTCTGGTGGTTCTTTCGGATACGATCCTAGTGGTATTCATGGTGCCAAGGGCGATAATGGAGCTGATGCAGAGGATCAAAATGGTATTGGGGGTGATGGCAAGAATGGTGAAGTTGGTAGGCTAGGTGGATTTGGTGGTAATGGGGGTGAAGGGGGCAAAGGCGGTAAAAATGGCACTGGAGGGCAAGGGGGCAGAGGGGGCATAGGGGGCGATAATTTTTTAAAAAGTGCCGGTAATGGAGGTAGAGGCGGTGAAGGTGGGCGTGGCAAGGATGGGGGAAGGGGTGGTAAAGGCGGCGGAGGTGGCGATGGTGGAAACAGTATATATAACTGTGGCGGTGTTGGAGGTTGGGGTAGTCATGGGGGCTGGGTCAGTAGCAGCAAAAGTGGTTTAGGTGGTGAAGGCGGTCGGGGTGGTAAAGGAGGCAATAGTATGTGGGGTGGTGGCGGAGGAGGTAGTGTTGGAGGTAAAGGCGGTGATTGTGATCAAGGAATTGGTGGTAAAGGCGGCATGGGCGGTAATGGTGGAGACAGTGTTTATGGTGGTGCAGGAGGAGGGGCAGGGGGTGGCTTAGGTGGAAAAGGTAAGGAAAAAAACGGTGATAATGGTGTTAGAGGACGTGGGGGCATAGCATGTGGGGTGGTCATGGGGGATGGGGGAGTGTTGGCAAAGATAAGAGTTACCATGGTGGCGGTGGTGGATATTTTCCCGGGAAAGATGCGACATCTTCATCGAGTGGTGCTGGGGGAGACGGCGCTGTATTAATTAAAGTGTATTTATAGAAATGGAATGAAACGATGGCACGAAGAATAAGTAAAGACTGTTTAAACTATTTAAAAAAATGGGAAGGTTTGCGACTGAACGCTTATCAAGATGCATCTGGTGTTTGGACCATTGGATATGGCCATACGGGAAAAGCTGGTAAACCAGATGTTGTTGAGGGTATGGTGATTACCAAGCAAAAAGCTGAAACCATGCTGTTAACTGATTTGCAGAAATATGAAGCAGCAGTAGAAAAATCAGTTTGCGTTGATTTAAGTGATGAGCAGTTTGGGGCTCTTGTTTCATTTTGTTATAATGTTGGTGTGAATGCTTTTCAACGCTCTACCTTGCTTAAAAAGCTTAATAAAGGGGATTATGAAGCTGTACCGGCTGAATTACAAAAATGGACAATGGCTGATGGCAAACGTTTGAAAGGGTTAGTCCACAGGCGTGCTGCTGAAGCGGGGTTATGGGCAACGAGTGCTTATGTTTCTTCTAATTATCAAGCAGTAGAAGCAAAAGAATCAACAAGTGCTTTTAAAGTAGAAATGTTAGCTCCCATCATCGGGTCTTTTTCTGGGCTTGGAGGGTTGCTTGCTGGTAATGGTCCGGTTCAGTGGGCTTTTGCTGCAATTATGGTTTTAGCAGCTTGTGTAGGCGTTGCTTTTGTTGCTCAACGTTTTTGGGAGCAACGGTT